TTCTCTAGATGCAAGGGTGACCAGATTGTCTGGGACACCATACCGATTTGTGATCTTCATCTACCCTCCTACTTGTATGTCCAAAGATAATAGTACTAGCTTCCCTCCAGCGCAAGCAATTTCTTTCACTATTTTTGGTGAGCCTGCCAGCAAGGCAAATTCAAGGCGGGTGGTAAAGATTGGCGGGTCAATGCGGGTGATCAAGTCGGAGAAGGCTTTGTTCTACTCTGATAGGTTTAAACAGCAATGCCCGCAGCATGAGTTGATCGAATGCGCTGTTGCCGTAAAGATAAAGATTTACTACGCCTCGCGTAAGCCAGACCTAGATGAGTCTTTGATTCTGGACTTGATGCAGGGGCTGATCTACCGGAACGACCGTCAGGTCAAAGAGAAACATATCTACTGGGCACTGGACAAGGAATGTCCAAGGGCAGAGATACTGGTCGAGCCTCTCCAAAAAAAAGCCTCCGAGTCACCGGAGGCTGAAGGAGAAAGAGCGGGTGACAAGCCCGCCCGGTAAGTTTAAACGATCATTTTCTTTTTGCCAGAATGAAGGGGGGATGCGACCGTCCGCACCGTCCGCATGGCGTTTAAACGCAGGCTCATCCTGTGAGCCACCCCCAAATAAAAAAAGTGAGTTATGCACATCGATGTAAAAATAGGTTACCGCCGCGCAAAAAAGTATTGACAGCCCAGATTCCTCTGGAAAATAATGCGAACAGATCGATGTCTTGGAACACATCGAGAGAAAGCCGCTAGTTCAGACTCCGACCCCGCATGGGGTGCATCATCCGAAAGGGTGGTGGTTCCAACGGGGTCTGACCTAGCGGTTTTTTTTCGCCCCTCCATTACGTCCATCTCGGACTCCATCCGTCAGCAAGAACCTATCCCGGTTGCGTGGAAGAAAAGGGTACACGGTATGCCACTTCGGTGAGCGGGGGCAGATCCTAAACAATCCGTGGGACTGGTCGAATCGTCAGGTCTGGGGGCGCAGCGAAAGCTGGCATGACGATGCCTGTATAGGCGGGTGATACCTCTCCTCTCTTACTCTTGTTTGGGGTAGGGGGGGTCTTTGGGGTGATAAGTAATAATTTATTAACATTCTTAGGCACAGCAATGAATGAGATCTTTCAGCAGGAGCTTAGGTTTGATGGTGCTGATTACTCGCCTGAGCGTGACAACCCAAGGCTGAAGGGGCAGTTGCTCAGGGTTTGGGAAATTATGCGCGATGGTAAATGGCGAACTCTTAGAGAAATATCAAACCTGACCAAAGACCCGGAAGCAAGCATCAGCGCCCAGCTAAGGCATTTGAGAAAAGAAAGATTTGGGTCGCACTCGGTGGAACGAGAACACATAGGCAATGGTTTGTACAGATACCGATTAATCATTAACGAGGAAAAACATGGGTCATGATGCAAAGGCAGAGCTTGTTGTCACAGCGGTTTATCGCTTGGGGGAAATCATGTATGTCCCGCACTACCAAGATGTGGATAAGTTTGTTGGTCCCGGCTACAACTTGGTTAACTTCAGGGAGTACAGGTGGGATGAGTTGTTAGTGATGGGTGCTCGTAGGGATTCCTATCCTCTGCTTTCTCGCTGGAAAGTAAAGAAACATGGATAGGGAAACCATCATCCGCATGGTGCATGAGAGCGCATCTCAGATTGAAGACTATGAACAATCCGATGAACTACCAGAGGATGTCATTGAGTTTTTCATGCACTTTGCCGAGCTAGTCGCAGGGACAGAGCGCGATACGATGGCAAACCTTGTTGAGCAGATGGGCATCGAAGGTTACGGAACTCTCGCTATCGCCGCAGCTATCAGAGCAAGGGGAGAACAATGAACAGAGATGACATTATCCGCATGGCAGAGGAAGCTTCTGGCGGCAGACAACCTGATGGTTGGGGTGTGATGCTAGACCATGAACAGCTTGAACGCTTTGCCAACCTAGTTGCAGAAGCAGAACGCAAAGCAGTGCTTGAAATGATTGACGAGTTAGTTGGAATGGAGCGCGACAGAAACACCATGTTTTCTGATGGGCATGACTACGCTCTGCATCAAGTCACAGAATTCGTTCTCGCAAGGGGACATGGATGACTGACATTTTTTCCTTCCTTCTTGGTATTGCTTTTGGTTGTCTCTTGGTTTTCTTATATGGATTTTTCAGAGCATGGTGGAGACATATAAATGATCGTTAATTTAAATGCTCATGATCTGATCATGGCAGCACACCACGCAGGAGTCATCGAAGGTGTGAAGGCTACCCAGTTAAACCACGGGCAGGTAAACAACAATCGCATCTCAAATCAAAGTGACTTTGCTATCCACTACGCAGGGATGCTGGGTGAAGTTGCAGTTAGCAAGGCACTGTTCATACCTATTAAAACAGAGATAACTATAGGTGGGGATGGGAACGTCGATATGACCCATCACGGACAAACCATCCAAATAAAAACCAGCACACATGCCTATGTAAAGGGGGACAGATATTTAATATTCAACAAGCGAGAAGATTTTTCTACAGACTGGGCAGTTTTATGTTCCATTCAATCGCCAGCAGTGGTAAAAATACATGGGTTCATCAGTCAAAAAAAGTTTCTTCTTAACGCAGAGCAACACGATTTTGACTATGGCATGAGATGTGTTGTCGCAGAAAAACATTTAACCAACATCGAACGATTTCATGAGGCAGTGAACCATGCGAAATTACCGTAAAGAATACGACAATTACCAAGGTACAGAAGAGCAGAAGAAGAACCGGGCGCAGCGCAACACAGCCCGCCGTCAAGCCAAGGCAAAGGGTTTAAATGTCCAAGGCAAAGATGTGGCGCATGTCAAAGCCCTGTCCAAGGGAGGCACCAACAAGGACGGGGTTACTCTCCAGCCTCCATCGAAGAACCGTAGCTTTAAACGAAACAAAGACGGCAGCATGAAATGATTGCTGACGTAATTGCCCATTACCCGTTTGACCAAACTGCCCGCATCTCTTGCCCGGAATGTACCCCGGAGCGGAGGAAGCAGCGGTCAAAAGATATGACGTTGACCCGCAAGCCCGATGGCGCAATCGTTTACCACTGCCATCACTGCGGAGCCAATGGTTCAGTACAACCCAAGAAACAGGAGATAACCTTGTCTGCCGTTCCATCGAAAGTAATAACCAGCAACAAGCTGGAAGAACGCCACTATGATTGGCTTGCCTCGCGGGGCATATCCAAAGAAACCGCAGACAAGATGGGACTGTTTGCAGCAGACAGATGGTTTAACCGGCTGGACAAGAAGTCCGATGCCATTGGCTTCCCCTACTACCGGGACGGTGCGTTGATCGCAGCCAAGTATCGGAGCTTCCCAGAGAAAGACTTCACCCAAGACCAAGGCGGGGCGCATGACTTCTTTGCTCTGGACAAGGTGGAGAAGGGCAAGCCCCTGATCATTGTCGAAGGTGAGATAGATTGTTTAACCCTGATCGAGGCAGGAATACAGAACGTTGTATCAGTCCCATCAGGTGCGCCCATCAAGGTGGCAGATGGGAAAGTCCTACCCAGCGAGGACAAGAAGTTTTCTTATGTTTGGAACGCCAGAGAAATCATTGACGCAGCACCGTACATCATCCTTGCCACAGACCAAGATCCTCCCGGTCAAGCACTGGCAGAAGAGCTTGCACGAAGGATCGGCAAAGAGAAATGCAGGATCGCAAAGTTCAACAAGAAAGATTTGAACGAGGTCTTTCTGTCAGACGATGACCCGACACAGACACCCAGTGAGATCATTGAGGGCATCCTCGCAGACGCGCAGCCCTACCCCATCGCCGGTCTCTCCGAACCAACGGCGTTCAAGGATCGTTTAAACGACCTATACACGAAGGGCACGGGGAAGGGATTCAGCACGGGCTACGGATCAGTCGATACAATTTACACGGTAGCACCGGGGCAGCTCACGGTGGTTACAGGTTATCCATCATCGGGCAAATCCAACTTTGTCGATCAACTCATGGTCAATCTTGGGAAGAACCATGATTGGAAGTTCGCGGTCTGCTCGTTCGAGAATCAACCTGAAATCCATATCTCCCGGCTGATGGAAATTTACACAAAGAAACGATTCTTTGAAGGCAAAGGCAGGATGACGGATCAGGAGCGGGACGATGCGTTTAAATGGGTGTCGGATCACTTCCTGTTTATCGATAACAACGGAGAGGAACCCAGCACCCTCGACTCCATCCTCGAGCGTGCCCGCATAGCGGTTAAACGCATGGGCATCCGTGGGCTGGTCATCGACCCATACAATTACATCGATCTGGATAAAACCAACAGCACAGAGACTGAAGCAATATCCAACATGCTCACGAGAGTGCAGCGGTTCTGCAAGGCTCACGACGTACATACATGGTTCGTGGCTCACCCATCAAAAATCAACCGCTCTGGAGTCGAACAACCCCGCCCCGACGGTATGTCAATCAGTGGATCGATGGCATGGTGGGCAAAGGCAGACTGTGGTGTGACGGTTCACAGGCTGGAAAACCATGTTGAAATCGCAGTGTGGAAATCACGCTACCGCTGGGTGGGAACTCAAGGGGAAACGACCCTGCTCTACAACCGCGTGTCAGGTACATACGAGGAGCAAATCGATCATTTTTGAGGGGATACGCATATTCCGCGCCCCTCGTCGCGTCTGAAGGTTTCGGACAGGCAAACCGCTTGAATGCCCAACCTGTCCGATCACATAAAAAGTCGCATATGCGAGGCTCGTTTAAATGTGCTTATGATTACTGGGCATTCATTCTCGAAATTATTTCCTTATGTTGGGAAACCATATGTTCTCTCAACTCTTCATTCTGTAGGAAATTAAACAGCATTTCCTTTGCCATCTGGTTTTCCCGGTACAGGTAATACCCAACACCAGATGCGCCCAGTGCCCACAATAAAAGAAAAACTTCTGCCAGTGAAAAAGTCATTTCATCGATCTCCCATAAAAAACTGCTCGTCCTAAGTTCTCGAATCGACCCATCATTCTAGGTGGATCTGCCATTCTCCACAAATCCCACGCCCCATCATCCCATCGGATGAACGGCTCACCGCGTTTGATGAACCGCTCATCGTTCTGTAGATCGATAAGTACATCATGTTTGTAAGCTTCTTTCAAGAAGCGAGGGTGCCGGTTGGTAATGCATTTGATTCGTTTAAACATGATCGCACACCACATTAATGCAGTCCTCCGAATACCGCTCCTCACTGTTATCTGGCATGACGGTGAAGTAGTGGTGCGCTTCCCGCACCGCCAGTTCCTCGTTCTCTGCTTCGACTACATACGTTTTTGTAACGGTTGCCCTGATCGTGACAGAATATTTTTTCATTGCGTCACCTCTTCTGTGTATTCCACTTCAATGTGCCACGCAAACGACGATGCGTCGATACCCATCTCGCTTAAAGCTTCCGCAACAATCCAATTAATCG